CAGTTAGAAACGAGCAGTTTATGGACAGGGTTAACACCTGACCTTCTGTCATGTCTCTGCCAATTCTCTGCCATTTTGTCAGCACAGCACCTGACATTTTGGCAGTCATTCCGTAACGGCAGGGCATGGGCATGGGCATGGGCATGGGCAGGGCACACAGCGGACAGCACAGCATGGCAGCATGGCAGCATGGCAGCATGACAGCATGGCAGCATGACAGCAACATGGCGGACAGCATGACAGCAGGGCAGGGCATGGGCAGGGCAGGGCAGGGGCAGGCAGGTAGGCAGCGGCAGGCAGCAGGCATCCGCATCCGCAGGGAACATGGCAGCAGGCAGCAGGGCATGGCAGGAAAACGCCAAAAAATCGGCAGCAGGGCAGGGCGCAAGCACCCCCCTCCCTTCGCAAAACATCGGTTTCACATCGGGCCCGGCAGCGTAGAACCGGGGGGGAACCCAAAGCCTCTCATTATCTCGACCTTTTTGTATCTTTGTCAAAACACTTGATATGAAAAAACCTATGATTATGCGTGGACTGTCTAATGGATTAGATGTTCGCGACGGCCGGTTGATTAACAATCGTCCATGCAGCACGAGTGGGATTCAGAGGGCTGCTGAGATGAAGAGTTCTATGAAGAGGGAGAAGAAGGTTAGTATGATTGCCGAGGGCATTCGTCGTGCTGAGATGGAGAAGGAGATGGGCAACATGATGATTCTTGGACCTATGAAGCCTATGAAGATGAAGAAGTATTGATATTGATTTTGTCACAAGGGGCTTTAGACGGCCCTTTTTTCTTTACATATACTGTTTATATTCTGTAGATATTCTTATAATAGTGTCAATTATTGTCATATTTATGTCGTTTTTATGACAGTTAAAATACTAATAATCAATAAGATGTCGAAAATGTCGAAAATAAAGGTGAAATGAAATAATAAAAAAAAGTTGCGTGTGATATTAAAATAGAGAGAGATAGGGAAAGAAGAAAATCGACATAATCGACATAGTTGTTTGGTATAATTCTTTTGCATATATTTGTCGAAAATCTATTTACATATGAATGAAATTGGATACTCACCCAAGGAGCTAATGTTTGGGGATGATGGTCGCAAGCGGTTGCTTAGTGGCATCAAGAAGATGGCCGGTGCTGTGAAGAGCACGTTAGGGCCAAGTGGCAACACTGTTCTTATTGAGTCGAACAATCATTTAGGCGGTATAACGGTTACCAAGGATGGTGTTACGGTTGCCAAGTCGGTTGACTTGTTGGACCCGGTAGAGAACTTGGCGGTAAAGATGATGAAGGAGGCTGCTGACCGGACAGCTACAACGGCCGGTGATGGGACTACAACTGCGATTGTTCTTACCGAGGCAATGGTTGAGAATGGGATGATGGTTTTCAGTGAGAATCCTTCTTTGAACAGGACCGAGGTCTTGCGTCATATGATGAGTATTGTTGGCGAGGTGGTGAACATCCTAAAGTCCCGGAAGAAAAAAGTAACCAAGAAGATGCTATTAGATGTTGCTACCATCTCCGCCAACAACGATAAGGAGATTGGTCGAATCATTGCTGAGGTGTATGGCAAGATTGGGACCGATGGGATTGTCACCGTTGAGAAGTCTCAGAGTTCGGAGACGTATGCTGACGTGTCGCATGGGTTCATGGTTGAGCGTGGTTACTTGAGCAACTTGTTTGTGAATGACCAAAAAAGGGATGAGGTGATTTACGAGGACGTGATGATATTGGTATCTGACTCAGAGATTAGCAACATCCTTCAGATTGAGCAGGTGTTAAAGCCGGTGATATCGGAGAACAAGCGTTTGCTAATCATTGCTCCTTGCAGTACGAATGTGGTGAACACCTTGGCTGCGAACAAGATTAAGAACAACTTGAAGGTGGTTGCTATTCCTCCTCCTCAGTTTGGGTACAAGCAGCATGAGCTTATGAGTGACATCGCGGTGAGTGTCGGTGCCACGTACTTTTCTGAGAAGACCGGGGATGATTTGTCATTGATGACATTTGCGGACTTGGGTCATGCTAGTAAGGTGGTGGTAAGCCGGGACAATACGGTGATAGTGAACTCTCAGTTTAGAACTGATTCCGATGAGATATCTCAAAGGGTTTCTCAGCTTCGTGGTGCATACGCTGAGGCCAACAAGAAAGCGGACCGGGACTTCATCTTGAGTCGGATTGCTTCTTTATCCGGTGGAGTGGGGGTGATATACGTAGGTGGAAACACCGACATTGAGCAGAAGGAGTTGTATGACCGGGTGGACGATGCGGTGTGTGCTGTACGCAGTGCTCTTGAGGAAGGGATTCTTCCCGGGTCGGGCCGAGCCTTGCACTACATTTCTTCTGAGTTGGCAGATAGGAGCTCATTTGGCAATAGTTCGGAGTACGATGCGGCCCTTGAGATTATTGTGGCTTCGATTTCTTCTCCATTGAAGCAGATACTTGAGAATGCCGGGTACTCCGACTTTAGCTTGTACCTTGATAAGCCTCATATGGGGGCATCTGATGGTGTTTGTTTAAAGACGATGAGGGAGGGGGACTTGTTTGCTCTTGGTGTTGTTGACCCGATGAAGGTTACGAGGAGTGCGATTCAGAATGCGGTGAGTGTGGCAACTACAATTCTTAGTACTAATGCCATCATTACAATGGCACGCTCTTATGAAACCCAATAACACTTCAATGATATGGCAAAAATTGTAGGGTGCTGCGGCACCGGATGCCCACTTAAGGAAACGTGCTACAGGTTCTTGGCTCCCAAGACAGCTCGTGGTGAAAACTTTGTAGATGGACCGCCTCACTCAGAAGGTGAGTGCGAGTTTTATTGGGGGGAGGCCCCGGGATTTCTGATAAAGGAGCATGAAGATGCAACAATGTTGCAAAAAGCTGAGTACAACTATGTGAGTCCGGACCACTATCGCAGCAGTTCATCGGGCATGGAGGTATTCGAGATGATGATAGCCATATGGGGTAGGGAGAAGTACATTGCTTTTTGCGAGATGAATGCGTTCAAGTATCGGATGAGAGCCGGGAAGAAGCCCGGGCAAGCTGCGAGCTTGGACCTTGACAAAGCAAATTGGTATGAGAATCAAATAAACAGATTGAAATGAAAGCAATAGGAAAGAACATCATTGTGCGTACAATTGAGGAGGAGGTTCGCACATCCTCCGGTCTTTTGATTAGTGGTGAGGAGGCTCAATCATTGCGGTACCGGAAGGGCCGGGTGGTGATGCCGGGCACCGAGGTTCAGAACATAAAGAAGGGGGACTTGATTTACTACGACACTCGTCAGTCCTACAAGATGTTGATAAAGGATGAGCCTTACACCATCATTCAAGAGAGGGACGTTGTTGTAGTTGAGTAGATTTTGTCGCAAATATTTGCTAAATTTAAGACCAACAATCGGCACAAAACCGATTAAGTGGCGAAAATTTGTAACATTTTTATACCGTTTTTTGTTACAACAAAAAAGCAATACCTTGTGCAAAAGACCATTCATTAAACCTATTTAGTACCTTTAACGATGCAAATACAACGCAGCTATGAGCAAACTAATTCTAAAATTTGACATACCCGAAGAGGCGGCCGAGGCCAACTTCGCACTAAAGGGCGGCGAATACTTTGTGGTTCTTCATGACCTTGACCAAAAGCTAAGGGATATTACCAAATACGAAAACAACCCTTTTGGCGGCGGCAAAGCAACCAAGGAGCAAATTCAACTTGCCGAGCAGTTAAGGGAGTACCTTCGTGAAAACATCGTTGAGTTATGGCGATGAGTATTATATAAAGATGTACTCCAATTTGTTTCCTTTCTTTATGTTTTTTTCAGCTTCAAGGGGTTGAAGGTTTGTGTAGAACATCAGCTCTTTTACTTGTTCTTCTGTTGTTGCCAATCCAATGGGGATGATGTGGTCGATGTGCCAATATGTTCCATAGTTATCCCAAGCCATCCCGGGGTTGAATTGCTTTTCAATATGAGTTTTAAACTCTTCTACGGTGCACCCTATGTACTTTAATGTGGATTTTGATTTTTTAATTTCATATGTTCTTAGGATTTTTGATACTTGATTCCTAAGCCTTTTCCTCATCATGTAAATTGGATTGCTTTTGTTCTTATGGTAAAGTTTTCTTTGAGAATACCTTACCCTTTCTATGTTGATTTTTTTCCAATATTGTTGTTTTTGTTTTTCGCATTCCTTACAATCTTTTCTTCTCGATGTGAGATGCGGTTTTGTTTTTCTAAATCTTTCAATAGGCTTATCGGTAAGACAAGTTTTACAAACCATCGTTTGCTCCAAACTTTTTTTCTTTTCGTTTTCTGTTGAGCTCATGTATGTAGTTTTTGTATACCTTTTCTGTGTATCCGACTTTCTTTGCAAACATGGGGTTGTTCTTTTGGTCAACTGAGATGTCTTCTCCGTTCAGCTTGTTGTACAAGCTGCCAATCATTCTTGATGCTTTTCTTGAGAGCTTGTAGATTTTCCCTCGGTCTTGAGGGGTTTCTCGTAGTACTTCAATCCACCCATCTCGAAGAAGGTTGTCAAATCTTTTTTTGTCCCACGACAGCAAGCTGTTGTATTCGTGCACGTCTGAGCGCATGAAGTATTTTTCAGAGTACAAGAACAGCAGGTACTCGAGGGTTTGTTCTGACAATCCATATTTCTTCTTTATGAAAAACTTAATAGGTCTCCAATACTTAAGGTAATCGTATTTCATTTGATTTTTTTTTTACCTTTGTAGTGCAAAGATAGCAATATGGCTGAGACCAAAAAAACTTTATCAGAAGAGATTCGTTCTGTAAACGAGAAGTATGCTAAGGTGAGGGCTGAGCGTTCTAAGGTTCGCTCTGATGCTCACGCGAAGCGCAAGGCTGCTATCGGCACTACCAAGAGAAAACAATCTGAAGGGGGGTCCTATGGGCTTCAGCAGCTTCAGGGGTTCTTACCATCTAAAAAAACCTCATAACAACTACAGATATGGCAGCAATGCGTAAACCAATGACAAAAGGCCCAATCAAGGGTCCTAAGAAAACCACAACCGGCAAAGGAAACGGAAACGGAAACGGAAACGGAAACGGAGATGGCAAAGGAAAGCCAATGACAGAAAAGGCCGGCGGAGTTACCCGGACTATTTCAAATCTTGGTCAAGACACTTCTTACTCATACCGTCCTAGAGAGGTGGGTGGAATGTTAAGCAAAAAAGATGCTGCGTCTCGTTTTGATAAGGCTTATGATGCTCGGAGCGAGGCTTATAAAAAGAAGACTGCTACGAAACCTTCTTTGGCTAGTCGTGGCTACAAGTTCATAAACGATATGTCAAACTCACCTTCTACTAAAAAGAAGTAATCATGGCAAGAATGAAAACAGGTCGGAAGTCGGGTGGACCCGGTGACGGCAAAGCAAAAGGGAATGGAGACGGAGATGGCAAAGCATCATCAGGCCCAACATACGAGGGGTTAAAGCACTTGACAAAGTCCGGAGTAAAAGGCCCGGCTACTTTTGCCGATAGCGTTTCGTATCGTCAAGGGTTTGTTCAAGGCAAGATGGGCACCGCTGCAAAGCCTGTTTCTTCAAAGAGCAAGGTGCTTAGCACAGACTACGCTCGTATGGCCGGCCGCTCCGAAGGAATGCGTGCTCGCACCAAGAAGAAGTAATGGCCTACACTAAGCCCGAGCTTCGTGAGCGCTTGAAGAATCAAGTGATGAGCTCCGGTGACGGAGGGAAGCCGGGGCAGTGGTCCGCACGCAAAGCTCAGATACTTTCCAAAAAGTACGATGATGCCGGCGGCGGCTACTCCGGGTCTAAGACGAAAGCTCAAAAGAGTTTAAGTAAGTGGACCAAAGAGGATTGGGGAACCAAGAGTGGCAAGCCATCTACCCAAGGGCCCAAAGCTACCGGGGAGCGTTACCTTCCGAAAGCCGCAAGGCAGTCGTTGTCATCCAAGGAGTATGCGGCCACCTCTGCAAAGAAGCGGTCGGACACAGCAAAGGGTAAGCAGTTTAGTGAGCAGCCAAAGTCAATAGCAAAGAAAACTTCAAGGTACAGATGAGTCTCCGACAAGAGACTCTTTTTTTTGTAAATTTGTAATCTAAAACCTTTTGAGATGAAATCAGTTCCTTGCACGAACAAAGTTAAGAACGCTACCTCTTCCAAGAAAATGGGAGGTAAGATGTCTTACGGTTCAAAGAAAAAATAAGTTATGGCTGAGAAGTCAAAGATGAGCTGTAACCGGCCGGTGCCATCGGACCGTCCGGGGAAGAAGCGTATGGTTAAGGCTTGTGCCAATGGTCAAGAAAAGCTCTTGCACTTTGGTGCAAAGGGTTATGGCCACAACTACTCCGCTTCGGCTCGCAAATCTTTTAAGGCGCGACATGGTTGCGATGAGGCTAACAACAAGCTGACCCCTAAGTATTGGGCCTGCAAGAATCTTTGGGCCGGCCCGGGTGGGTCCACTCAGAGCAGTCCCAAGGGTAGGAAAGGAAAATATTAGTATATTTGTCGTATGAAACTGAGCGAAAAGAGCAAAGGTTTTGGCGATACGGTTGACAAGTTCACCACCGTAACAGGGATTAAGAAAGCTGTGAAAACAGTTGCTGCATCTGTTGGTGTTGAAGACTGCGGTTGTGAGGCAAGGCAAGACTCTTTAAATCGTATGTTTCCTTACGACGTTAAAAAACAAAGATAATGGCATACTTAAAGTTACAGGTTGGTCGGGCTCTGCCTGTTGTTCTGAGCGACACCATCAACATTCCTAATCCATCTGCGCCGGTTGGTTCCGGAGCTACTACCGGTACCGGGGGTGGTGGTACTCATCTTATTGATTCAAGTGCAAACTTCATTACTCAGAACGTAAGGATTGGTGATATCATCTACAATCTTACTGATGGTACTGCTGCAACTGTCTCGAGCATTTTAAATGCAACGACCATTGTTTGTAGTGCTGCGATATTTTCTACGAGCCCTAAGAGCTATGGAGTGTATCCATCGGCTGCAAATGAGAACGGATGCGTTCTTTATGTTGGTACTGCCGGGGATATTCGTGTTTTGACGATTGGCGGAGACACTGTTACTTTTACTGCTGTTCCGGCCGGCACGTTTATTCCTGTAAGTGTAAAGAGAGTTTACTCTACCGGAACCGTAGCTGCTGCAAGTATCTTAGCTCTTTGGTAAGATGGCACCACCTCTTGTATTAGGAATGGGGATTGGGTCCGGTATGATTTTATCTCCGGCTTCAACTGTTAAATTATTACTTGATGAAAACCCCGGAGCATCTGTTGCGTATTCTTTAAGAAAATTAAGAAGCACATACACCGGTTCTGCAATTCGTGTTCGTAGGTCAACTGATAATGCGGAGCTAAATATAGGTTTTGTTGGAGGCATTTTAGATACTGCTGCGTTGCTAAGTTTTTGTGGAAGTGCAAGTGGGTTTGTC